GTTCTGGTGGAGGTGGTGACCAAGACGGACCTCAAATTGGAAGAGCGGGTGGTAGTGGAATAGTAGTTGTTAGAGCACCAAGTGCAAGAACGTTATCGGTTACTCCAGGAACTAATGCTACAAGTACAGCTCCAGGTGGACAAAAAATTGCAACCTTTACAGTTTCTGGAACATTGACAATAAGTTAATATTATTTTATACTGTCTTTATAAAGACATATGAACCTTACAAATTATTATTGGTATTTTCAATCAGTTATTCCTCATAGAATATGTGATGACATTGCAAGATATGGAAAATCTATACAAGATCAAATGGCGGTTACCGGTGGTTATGGTGACAAAAAATTAAATCAAAAACAAATTAAAGATTTAAAAAAGAAAAGAGATTCTAATATTGTTTGGATGAATGATAGATGGATATATAAAGAAATTCAACCATATATTTATAGAGCAAATGAAAATGCAGGGTGGAATTATGAATGGGATCATTCTGAGTCTTGTCAGTTTACAAAATATGTAAAAGGTCAGTATTATGATTGGCATTGTGATAGTTGGGATAGACCTTACCAAAGAGAAGCTAATGATCCAGCAAATGGTAAAATTAGAAAACTATCTGTAACAGTTACTTTATCAGATCCAAAAGAATATAAAGGTGGAGAATTAGAATTTGATTTTAGAAATCAAGATCCTGACAAACCTAAAAAACCGGTTAAATGTAAAGAAATATTACCTAAAGGATCTTTAGTTGTGTTTCCTTCATTTGTATGGCATAGAGTATGTCCAGTTAAAAGCGGAGAAAGAAAAAGTTTAGTAATATGGAATCTAGGATGGCCATTCAAATAATAGATAATTTTTTACCAAATTTATTTTTTAAAAAACTAAGTAATATATTTAATGATAAATTTAATTGGTTTTGGACTGAACATACAGAAGAAAACGATAATAATTTTATGTTTACTCATATGTTATGGGATTTTGAAATAGGAAGAAGTTCTCCGCATTTTGATACTTTTGAACCTATTTTATATTTTTTAGATAAACATATAAAAGTAACTAAATTAAGAAGAATGAAATTAAATTTATATACTAATCAAGGAAAAAGAATTGACCATGCAGAACACTATGATATAAAGAACGAGAAAGGTATAGTTATGGATACTGTTGATATAACCGTTTTAAATTTTACTACATGTAATGGTGGTACGATAGTTAATAATAAAGAATATAAATCTAAACAAAACCAAGGTTTAAATTTTAAAAACAGTTTAAAACATAATGGTTATGTTCAAACAGATACTAAAAGAAGAATTGTTCTTAACATAGCAACAAGTTAATTATATGAAAAAGAAAAAAGCTAAAGCTAGAAAACAAGAAATAAAAAAAGAAGTCGAAGGTTATCCTAAACAATTAACAAGAGAAGATTTTTTTAAATGTCCAATATGGTTTGGAGATGAACCAAAATTTGTTGATGATTTAAACAAAGCATCAGATCCATATATTGAAGAATCTAAAAAAACACTTAAACCGGCTATTGATAAACGTAATAAAAAATTTGGTGATAAGGGTGACATGGGCCATGTGTTTCATTCAACAACATTAATTAATGATCCTAACTTTAAACAACTACAAGATTATATAGGTGCTACAGCACATAATTTATTGAATGAAATGGGTTTTGATATGTCTGGTCATCAGTTATTTACTACAGAAATGTGGGTACAAGAATTTGCTAAAAAAGGTGCAGGACATCATACTTTACACACTCATTGGAATGGTCACATATCAGGTTTTTATTTTTTAAAAGCAGACAAGTCTACATCCTTACCTATGTTTGAAGATCCTAGACCAGGTAATGTTATGAATTTATTACCAGAAAAAGATAAAACAAAAATAACTTACGCATCATCAGCAGTTAACTATCAAGTTAAACCCGGTAGAATAATATTTTTTCCATCATACTTACCCCATCAATACATTGTAGATATGGGATATAGTCCATTTAGATTTATACATTGGAATTGCCAAGCAATACCGAAAGGAGTATTAAATGTCGTTTAAAAATAATAAATATACAGTATTAAAAAAAGCTATTTCTTCTGAGTTAGCTGCATTTGTTTATAAATATTTTTTAAACAAAAGAGCAGTTGCAAGAACATTTTTTGATACAAAATATATTTCACCATTTACAGAATACTTTGGTGTATGGAATGATGAACAAGTACCAAACACTTATTCACATTATGCAGATATTGTTATGGACACTTTATTAGAAGAAGTAAAACCCGTAATGGAAAAACACACTAAACTTAAATTAAGTCCTACGTATTCCTATGCAAGAATATATAAAAAAGGCGATGTATTAGCAAGACATAAAGACAGGTATTCATGTGAAATATCTACTACATTAAATTTAGGTGGTGACCCATGGCCAATATATTTGGACCCAACAGGTAAAAAAGGTCAAGCTGGTGTTAAAGTAGATCTTGAACCAGGAGATATGTTAATATATTCTGGTTGTGATTTAGAACATTGGCGAGAAGAATTTAATGGTAAAGACTGTGGTCAAGTATTTTTACATTACAACAAAGCTAATTCTAAAATGGCTAAAGAAAATTATTTAGATAAAAGACCTGTCTTAGGACTACCTAGTTGGTTTAAAGGTGTTAAATTATCTAAAAAATGAAAACGTATAAAAACGTTTTAAATAAAAAACAAAAAAATTTCTTAGATAATATTTTTAAAAACCAAGAAAATCCTTTCTATTTATTTAACCGGGACGATAATACATCTTATTTTATTCATAACGCAATACGTAGACAAAACCCAGATCTAGATAATAGTACATTAGCACCAGCTTTACGTTTATTGTTATCCGAAATAGCATCTAAAATTAATATAAAATATACTAAAATATTTAGATGTGCCATTAATGTAAGTTTTTATAATGGTGGTTTAAATAGATGTGAAACACACGATGATCATTTTTTTGATCATCGACAAATTTTAATATATTTAAATGATGCAGATGGAGACACTGTTTTATTAAATAAAAAAGGAACTAAAGAACTAAAACGAATTAAACCAGAGGCCTATAAAATTTTGGTTACAGATAAAAGACTACATTATCATTTTTTTCCTACAAAAGGGATTAGAAAAGTCATAATATATACTATTGATTGACAAAACTTTACAGATAGTCTATACATTAGGTTTGCAGGGGGATGATCCACCACAGATTCCCTCTGCTTAAAACCTATTGAAATCACCCACAATCTGATATAACACCTATTAAACAGGTTTTAATATATGCTACAAAAGTTAGGTTTTTTACCAGGATTTAATAAACAAGTTACATCTACCGGCGCTGAATCACAATGGACAGACGGTGAAAATGTACGTTTTAGATATGGCACACCAGAAAAAATAGGTGGTTGGACACAATTAGGTGAATCTAAACTTACTGGTGTTGCAAGGGGTTTACATCATTTTGTTAATACAGCTTCTACAAAATTTTCAGTTATAGGAACTAATAGAATTTTATATGTATATTCTGGTGGAGTATACTATGACATACATCCTTTAGTTAATCCATCAGGTACAGCTATTACAAATGCATTTAGCACAGTTAACAACGACCCAACAGTTACTATTACTTTTTCAGGAGCTCACAGTTTTTCGGCAGGAGACATAATATTATTTGGAGATGCTTCTACATTTTCAGCTATTACTAATTCTAATTTTGGTGTAGCTGATTTTGCTGATAAAAAATTTATGGTAACGAGTGTGCCAACTAATACTACAATTACTATAACAATGCCAAGTAATGAAACTGGAAGTGGAGCAACTACTTCTGGAGGTATAACTTATTATCAATACTATCATGTAGGACCAGCAGAACAGATAGGAGCTTTTGGTTGGGGTATAGCACTATGGGGTGGAAGTGTTTTAGGATCAGCTACCACAACTTTAAATGGTGCATTAGCAGATGACACTAATGGTAATAATAGTTCTGCTACAGAAATTACATTAGCTAGTACTACAGGTTTTCCATCATCAGGAACTAATTATATTCAAGTAGGTGCAGAAGAAATATCTTACACAGGAATTACAGGAAGTAAATTAACAGGAATTACTAGAGCAGCGAGGGGATCAACTAGGTCCTCACATTTAAATGGTGCTACTGTAACTAATACTTCTAGCTGGACTGGTTGGGGATCACCAGCAGCTAACACGGATAAAGTAACAGATCCTGGTTTATGGTCATTAGATAATTTAGGTACAACTCTTATTGCTTTAATACATAATGGAGAATGTTTTGAATGGGATGGTGATGCAGCTAATGCAACAGCAACTAGAGCTACAATTATAACAGGTGCACCTACTGCGTCTAGAGACATGTTAGTATCTACTCCCGATCGTCACTTAGTATTTTTTGGTACAGAAAAAACTATTGGAGATAAAACAACACAAGATGATATGTTTATTAGATTTTCTTCTCAAGAAAATATAAATGATTATACACCAACAGCTGAGAATAGTGCTGGTACACAAAGACTGGCCGACGGATCACGAATCATGGGAGCTAAACTAGGTAGAAATGCAATTTACATTTGGTCTGATACAGCTTTATTTACCATGCGTTTTGTAGGAACTCCATTTACATTTGCTTACGAACAAGTAGGAACTAACTGTGGATTAATAGGTATGAATGCAGCCGTTGAAGTTGATGGTGCTGCGTACTGGATGTCTGATAATGGTTTTTTTAGATTTACTGGTAAACTAGAATCAATGGATTGTTTAGTTGAAGATTATGTTTATGATGATCTTAACACTACATCTAATCAATTGGTATATGCAGGTATTAATAACTTGTTTGGTGAAGTTACTTGGTTTTATCCAACAGCTACATCAAATGTTGTTAACAGATCTGTTACTTATAGTTATTTAGATTCAACATCTAAACGACCTATATGGTTTACTAATGCAAGCACTCTATTTGCAAGAAGTACATGGGAAGATTCTGCCGTATTTGGTTTACCACATGGCACTAAATATGATGCGGGCACTGATACATCATTTGATGTAACTGGAAATACAGATGGTACAACAATTTATTTTGAACATGAAACAGGAGTTAATCAATTAGAAGCTGGAGCAGTTACTACAGCTATACCCGCTAATATTACTTCTGGTGATTATGATATTACACAAAAAGTTATTAGAGGAGCTGCAACTAATATGGCTGACCTTAGAGGAGATGGTGAAAATATTATGCGAGTTAGTAGAATTATACCAGATTTTATTGCTCAACAAGGAAGTACAATTGTACAATTAGATCTTAGAAATTATCCAAACGATACAGCAGCAAGCTCATCTTTGGGTCCTTTTACTATTACTTCTGGAACAGATAAAGTAGATACACGAGCTCGAGGTAGAGCTATAGCTCTTACTATATCTAATACAGCTGTGGATACTAGTTGGAAACTAGGTACTTTTAGATTAGATATACATGCTGGAGGAAGAAGATAGTGGCTAAGATAGTACAATCATTAACTAGAGCAAGTGCAGAATACGAAGAAGATGTAGCACAGTCTTTAGTTAGAGATTTAGATGCGGTGTTAGAAAAACTTAACACTACATTTCAAGAAGAATTAAAACAGGAGATAGAAGCTAGAAGTTTCTTTTTAGATTAATGGCAGTAGTAAACCAATATAAATTTATCGGTATAGATAACAGCACAAGTGGTGGTGTACTTACACCATTAGGATCTGGTATTCCTGCAGTTAATGAAACTATTGTTATTAAATCTATACTTGTTACATCAGCTGGTACACCTAGTGTAACTATTATTAATAATAGTATTACAGCTATTAAATCTAAAGCTTTAACAGCTAATGAAACTACAGAATTATTAACCCAACCGCTAATAGTAGAGGGTGGCAAAACCTTTACAGTACAATCAAGCACTTCAGATTCTTTTGATGTAGCTATTAGCTATCTAAACATTAAGAAAGAGGTAACAACATAATGTTAGAAATAACACCAGAAAAAATAATAACGACAATTAAAAACAAGAAAACAGGTCAAGTATATAAGGATGAAGAAGCCTTAAAAGCTGCTAATATACCTGAAGAAGATGTGCAAAGAGATGTAACAGTTATCATGCCAGCTCTTGATTTGTTTGGAAAAACACAGTAAAAGGAGATACTATGGACGAAAAAATTTCAATGACAGAATCAATAGAAGCTGGAGCACCTAATATTAAATACAATAGTGGTGATATTAGAATGGGTAGACAAGAACCAAATGATCAAAGCATGCAAATTGCAGCAGAAATATGGTCACAAATGGAGCCAGAACAAAAAGTTCAGTTTCAAAGTTTTGAAGCTTTTTTTGAAAGTGGTATCTGGAAACAAATTTTACAACAGTTGCAACAAGATCAATCAGGAATTAGATCTCAAGCTCCAGAAATGAGTATGAGTGAAAACGTTAACATGGCAGAGCAGATGCCTGGTGGCGGAATAGCTGATGTTGATGTCAGAGAAAAAGTTGCAATGGCAGCCAACGGCGGTTTGATGGGTCTCTA